CCCTTTATGTAATCAAAAGCTTTTCCGATAGCGTTTAAAATTGGTTTCAACAAACCTAGTTTATTCATTAATAAAACAATAACCCCAACAATTGCAACTATTGTGGCTGTTATTAAAAATATTGGGTTTGCTAATAAAGAAACCCCAAAACTAATAAACGACTTAGACAACGTTCCTACGTTCTTAATCAATCCCGTTATGGCTTGCCCTGAAACCTTACCTAATGTACTAAACGTATCTTGTAAACCTTTCATTTGTTTTGTTACGTCCTCTGGCGTTATAGTTGTTATTTTCTTTTGAAGTAAAACCGCGCTTTCTGCTGCTCCCTCAAAATCTAAATTAGCCAACTGCGAACCAACCAAACCTAAAGCGTTCGCGCTTTGTTCAAATGGCGAGCCACTTGAATATATACTAACCTGTTCATTTACTCTAGTTAAATTATCCTTAAGCTCTCCCGCCCTTTCTGATAATTTTGCAATTTCTTCGGGGTCGAATGAGTTAGCAATTTGCCCTTTTATTTCTGCTAATTGTCTTTTAATATCCCCTATCCCTAATTTTACAGGAATTTCGATTGTTTGCTGTGCCATATTCTAATTTTATGCTGTTGGTTCTAACTTAATTCTTACTTCCCCCGTTGACGTTTTATAGATTGTTCCTGTTTCTAAGCCCGCCACTTGTGCTGCTGCTTCATTTGCATAAGTAGGAATAAAAGTAAAACGCATAATACCCCCGTCGATTAATAAAGATTGACCCGCCTCGTTAATGTTGTTTAAAATTAATGTTGCTTTATCTGGGTTAGTGGTTTGCCCTTTCATTTTAACCGTATAAATGTCTAATCCTAGAGCGTCAAATAAAACGTTTCCGTTGTGAAAATTCATCCCGTACTCGTTTAAATCTATATTTCTATACGCTGTCAATGTTAAATCCTTAGTTGCTAAATTTCCCACGTTCGACTCGTCTAACATTTCCCCGTTTGGTAATACAAATCTTTCTGAATATATCCCCGAAGCGTCGACCGTGAACCCGTCCCCTATCACTAAAGCTTTTTCTGCTGTTACTAGATTTGAGTTTCCATAAATTGCCCCACCCTTTACAGTCTCCTCAATTGTGTTATTTTTTCCTATTACATCAATAGGGTAAAACGATTTATTTATATTATTTACTCTAAAAATCCCTTTTGCCATTTCTTTTACTCTCTCAAAAACATTCCCCCCCGTGTCTGTTACTTTTTTTGTTTTTGTCTTAAACTCCCCTAAATACTGCTCTGAATCAACACTAATTAATTCGACGCGTGTAGTATCTTTTGAATTTGCGTTATATTCTAACTTATTTATATTCCACCAGCTATTTTCAATGAAAATTCTATCCGATAATTTTAAAGTGTTAATGTCTAACTCATTTAGGTTAAAATAAGCCGTTAACATTTTACCGTTATTTATTTGTGAAAATGTACGCCTCCAATTTAGATTGTACATATTATTACTCGTATTCGTTCCTAAAGTAGAATAAAAATAATAATCACAAACTGCGAAATTAATATCAAACGTCGGGTTATACTCCTTGTCAAAATGAGAGGTTAAAGGGTAATTATTTAAAACTGTCGGCGTTGCTCCTGTGTATTCTAAAATAGTATAATTATCACAGTCATTAACTCCCCCGTCATATAATAAACGAATGTTTGTTTTTGGGGTTCTACCGTTCAAAATAGGTACTACCGCCTTAAATGTTGTTTCAGTTACAGGCGTAGGCGAAAAAATTAATTCTTTTCTATCTATGTCTTTCACATACTCATTCTCATAAACATACTCAACTTGTCCGTAAACTTCCCCCGTATTTTCAAAATACCCCTTGTTTGGCGTGTCTTCATCTTGTTTATATGTTAATATTGTTTTCTTATTCTGTAAAGACGGTAAAAATGTTATTATAGAATCTTTGCTTTTATCTTTTTTAAAGGTCCAATCTTTAGCATTACCCCCGTCGTAATAATCATTACGCTTTTTTAATATTAACTTTTTAGGGTTAAAACTATCTACCTCCGTATATAAATTATAAAGTGTAAAAATCGACTTCATAAAATCGCTTTGCTTCACTTTTAACGGTATGTATTGGTTCAAGTTTACAGGCATTGAATACCCTATACTTTCAATATTTTGAATTATTTTTAATTCAACATTTTTCACTCTTAATAAAGGGCTTATGTTCGCATATTCTACCGTGCCAGTTTTATACCAGGCTGGTCCCTCTTGTCCTAAAACCTCGCATCTAATACCTAAACTTAACTGTTCGCCTACTTCTAAATTGTTAATGCTAAATTCTTTTGAAAAAATACCTTTAGCGACTATTGTTTTTCCTGGTGAAAAACTATTCGCAACCATTGCCGACAAATAAAAACTACTAGAAGAAAACGACACAACGTCCGACCTTACCGCCTCTGTTAATATTTTATTGTCGCTATACTTTAAAAATGGTGCTGAATTTTTAACCTCTAAAACAGGTAAATATTGAAGTATTCCCGTAGCTAAAAACACATTAACTGTCTCCCTATTGTACATTACAAACTCCCATTCTACGGAAATTTCATACTTAACAGAGTTAGGCGTTTTTATTTTAAAAGGATTAACATATACACTATTTACACTATCATAAATATTATTTATATCTTTTATTTCTGTTGAAACTTCTATTTTTTTAAATGTTATATCAGAATGACCCGACGAATTAACAAACTCCTCTTCACTTGTTTTTTTAGCTTCAATATTATATTCCTCTATATTCTTTCCTGTTATTTGCTTTTCGTCCCCGTTGAATGGTATTATTAATTTGTCGAATCTAGTATTTATATCATCCAACCCCTCCCAAACATAAGTAAAGCCATTTGTACTAAATATTCTATCAAAATACTTTTTAGCATATATGGCTGGTTTAAATTCCTCTAGGTTATAATTGTTGTCTGGTCCATAAGGTAAAATATATTTATATCCTTGCTCAATTGTATTCCCGAAAGAATCTATAACATTTGATAAATTGTAAGTATGGTTATATTCTGAAAAATCTAAATCGCTTAATTCTTTACTCCCTAGCTTCGTGAAAAAATCCGCCGTCGAATCCTTTATTACAACTTCATAAGTAACTACATCTGTTAAGTTGTTGTTTGTCCCGTTTTTTTTAACTGATATCAACTGTAAAACTGCATTATCTAAAATCGGAACTCCATTTTGTAATAAAATACACGTTGTTAATTTATTTATGTTAAATGTTCCCGCCTGTATATTTACATCAAAATAGAAACCTAGTAGATTATGATTATTTTTTGTATTTGATAATGTTATACTTCGTGAAGTGTTCCCGCTTTTTTTTGAAATATCCCTAATATCTGAACTAGAAAAAATAACAGGCACAGCCTTTGAATCTTCTACATCTAAATAACCCGACAAACTCCCCGTTAATTGTATTGTGGTAACTATCATACATTAATATTGTTTTGATTTAACAACCTTACATTAATACTTTTTTTAATCATTTTTTTGTTTTTCTGCTTATCCACATCAAAACTATTATCTAATATCTCGCAGCTTTGCCAAACTCCCCCGTAATAAATTAAAACTATTGGACTCGTTACAAGCTCCTCAAATAATCTACTCATAGAATCATTTAACCAATTACTAGTTAATTTAAACGTTTTGTTAACGTGAACACTTGTAACCTCTCCACCTTGAAACTGTTTGTTGTAGCTGTAATTATATGTTGAATTTTCTTTTATTTCTTTCTTAAAACTCGTTCTTTCAATCTCTCCCTTTTCGTATGTTCTTAAAGCGAATGAAAAAGGAATAAATGAGCCTTTTAGGTCTAAAAATAAAATCTTTGTTTCTTCAATCTCGCAACGTTTATCAATATTAACTCTGTAGGGTTTTGTTATTTGACTACCTCCCGAAGTGATAAAATAAAAATCATAATAATCTATCCCGTCTAAAAACGTTTCGTCTCCTCCAAAATTTAAAGGTCCACAACTTAACAACCTATTCCAACTATCAGAAACAGAAATACTTTTTAAATACGTCCCCCCTAAATTATTCTCGAAATAACATTTATCTATTATTGTTCCCGCTGCATTCCCGTAATTTAAAAACATTATAGAATCAATAGAACAGTAAAAATTATTATCAATATTAGTTAACATTTCGCCGTCTGGATTAACGTCTGTTAACTTGCAGTTATCATCATTGTAATTCGCAAAATCTAAAAAGCTTAACGCTGAATTGTACGCTGTTTTCCACGTACTAAGTAAATCGTACTGTATCAATGTCCTATTATCTGAATACATTACTGAACCCCCTATTGTTGACCCGCTCCCTACTTTATCCCAGCCTATATTTAAAATTATTTCGGTATCGTTTGGAATTTCTACAATCGTAAACAACCCGTTTAACATTGGTTTTTCTGCTCCCCCGTCGTTTTGACTTACTGTTATCTGGTCGCCTACATTAAACGCGTGCGTAATAGTTGAATTTAACGCTACTTTATTTCCTCCTCTATATTCAAAATCATCGTAGGACCAATTATATATAAATTCCTCTCCTATTTTAATTTCAAATTCAAAAAAAGCTTTAGGCGTTTCTACTATCGTCGTATTTGTTAAATCTAAATTATACTCAATTTTTGACTGTATAACTTTCTCTAGCTGTATAAATCCGTATCCGTCCCCAATTCTCGGGGCTATCCTAGATTCATAAATTTTATTACCGTCCTTATCTAAAACCTGTACAACGTATCTAAAACCTTTTTCGTTTTTATTTGTGCTGTCAACTATAAAAACAATATTATTAAACGCTGGCGTGTATTCTCTCGGCTCTGTTACAAATGAAATTCCCATATTTTTAAATTGTACTTTATTTTCTTTATGCCCCTATACTAAAATAACTGTCGTCTCCCTCATCTAAAAAAAAATACATTAAATAAGCTAATGCGTCCGAGTAGTCAGGCGAACGGCTTAATAATGCTTTTACCTCCTGTTTTCTAGTCATACATACTTTACCGTCTCGCTCGACGTTTTCACGCCTTAACACTTGTAATTCTTGACTTATCTTTTCGGCTTGCTCATCAGTTACTTTATTAAATGCTATCCTATCGTTTTCGAACATTTCGGATAGCTTGAAATATAATTGTGTTTTTAAGTTTTCAAAATTCGCCCCGTTTTTTGCTTTTGAATTATTCACAATAGATACAGCGTTTAAAATATTCATTTCTTCTAATTGGTCCACAACCCCACCACCTACGCCGTCGGTATCTATCGAAATATCATACTCATCTATCCCGTAAAATTCTTTTATCTTTTTTATTGCTTTTGCGACTTGGTTAGTTTTCTGTTTTTCCAGCTCTATTAATTGGACCACTTCTAAAGTGTTAGACGCAACTACTATTATAGTTTTATCCTTTCCTAGCCTTGCAATGTCGGCAGCTAAAAAATATCTGTCTCCTTTCGGTTTTCTCTTTCTACTTAAAGCCTCTTGAATCTTTACAAAATCAAACATACTTAGCTCGTCGCTATACTCCCACAATCCCATCGCTAACCTATTTCGCGAAACTTTATCTAATCTCATTAAGTTAGTCAAGTAGTGTTTTGAAATATATTTATTATCCTTTGGTAATGCCTCTATAAACTTTTTATACTCCTCTAGTTTATTTTCTGTAAATGGCTTATAGAATGAATTGTAAACCCAATTTTTAGCGGGGTTACAGCTCATAAATGTTTTTGATATTAAATTGTTTTCGTCTAGCTTGTATCTTATCCTAGACGATACTATGTTTTTCGCTTTCTCGGTAACTTGGTTTACTTCATCTATAAAAGCTCCCGTTATTTCCAACGACCCCAAAGCGTCAAAATCTGGGTCACTAGGATATAAAAACAAATCCTTTAAAATAATCTCGCTACCGTTAAAAAATTTTATCTCGTTTATTTGACCGTTGTACTTATAGTGCGTACCCTCTTTTAAGTTTAGCCACTTGCAAACGTCCCAGAATGTTTTTAACGTCGTTTGTTTTAACGCTAAAAGTTTCGCTCTCCCTATCAAATACCTTGTACCTGAATAGTTCAAAGCCATAAAAATAATAAAGAAACAACCAACCCACGACTTACCCCCACCAGCTGCACCACCATAAAGAACCTCGTTAATTCCGTTCTTCTGGTTTAATAAGCATTTTAACGCCTGTTTTTGTTTGTCGTGAAATTCTGGCTTTATATCCATTTACTTTTTTTTACTCGTTAACGTCGCCTAAATCTAAAGTTATGTTTACTAATTTTTCCCCGTCAGTTGTCAAATCTACTTTATCCCCGTATTTCTTCGGATTCATCTTTGCTAAGGCCCATTTTCTCGCTTCAATCTGTAATCTCCTATGTTGTATCATATCCCCAATCATAACCTCCCTACTTATTCCGTTTTTTGAATCAATAGTTTCTTTTATTGTTTTTCCCTCCTGTACATTGTCGGCTATCTCAATTATTTCGTCAAATAATATGCTTTGCCTTTCCTCGCACGCGCGCGCGTATCTGTCCCTCACTTCTTCTTTCTCTTTTACCCAACGCATAAAAACAGATTTTTGAATCTTCACTTTCTCACACGCTCTGCGCATACTCTCCCCTCTCTCTATTTCCTTTATAACCTTTTCCACTCTTTGAGCTACTGAATCGGTTTTTGTGGTCCTTTTTTCCATATCGTTAATTTATATCAACGTTTAACGAATAAGTGTTTATATTTTGAATTATAACCCCGTTTAATTGAATTATAATATTGCTTTCTATCCCTTGTGTTCCTATTGACGTTTTAATATATCGTCCTACTCCTAAAATTCTAATTTTTTCACCCTTATAAACTTTTAATTGTGTTTGCGTTTCTAACTTATCTAAGCTATACGTTATAGTTTCTTTTTTCTCGTTAACGTATTGAATAGCTCCCCTTGTATATTGTGAATAAGATAAATTTGATATTAACAAACTGAAATTATCCAGCTCTTTATTATTCTCTTCGTTTTTAAACTCTTTCTTACAAGAAAACAAACTAATTACCCCTATTACTAAAAAAATCCCTCTCATTTTATCTTTTCTATTTCGTTTTGTGAAATTTTAATACTCTCACTTTCTAAAATCACTATTAATTCATTTTTTTCGGTCCAATCAATAAAAATAACCTCATTACCTTTGTATAATAATTTTTCAAAAGGCACAAGTTCTAATTTTCTTTGTTCAATTTCTTGTTTATAATCTTTTGGAACTTCAATTTTTGAAATAACATTTTCGTAATATTGTTTACTCCAAAATTCAACAACCCCCACACCCTTTTCAATTACTATTTTTGAACCGTCGCCGTTTTCAGTTATAAAAAAACCCTCTGTTTTTAAACCCGCTAAAATTCTGATAATTTTATTTTTTCTTTTTTCGCTTTTCATTCTTTTATAACCTCAAAAAAGCCCGCAAAATTTACGAGCTTTTAATTTTTAATACTATTTTATTTTTTACCTTTCTTCGTTGGTTTAGCTGGTTGTACTTCCTCCTCTTCCTCTAAATCTAAATTCAATTCAAATTCTTCGTTTCCCTCTTGTACTTCCTCTTTTACCTCTTCGGCTTGTGCGTTAATTTTTTCGATTCTTTCGTTTATCTTATCATTCGAAGACTCGAAACAATCACTAAACCCCATTTTCGAATAGTTTTCATATTCGTACTCTTTAACCTTTTCCGTGTTAAATGTAACCTCCCCAATTAACGGAATGATTCTAACTAAAACCTTTCCTTTAAACTCCTCTTTTAAATTTAATTTTGCCATTTTTTTTTGATTTTTATTTGTTTACTATTTTAAAAAGTCATAATATCCGTTTAATTCCGCAAAATTTTTCATATCATCTAGTAAATTATTAATTGAAATGTTCGCCATACGTTTGGAAATATTAAACGTTTCCGCTATTTTCCTAACTGTATTTTGTTTTTCATCAACATAGTATTTAAAAATAGTTTTCATAACAGGGTCCTTTTGTATATGTCTATAATGTTCTTTTAAAACCCTTAAATTAATCTCTTTTTTATTTTCTATTATCTTACTTTCTAATTCTTCTAAATCTCGGTTAAATCCGTTTATTAGTACACTATTTAAAAAATTTTCAATTCCTTTATTCTTATCACTATCTACGCTCTCTAATTCTTGAAAAGATATTATTTTCTTAATAGTTCCATTTTTACAACCTTTCCCGCTTTCCCCTTTTATGTTTAATTTTGAATTTTTCCAAACAATAGAGCCTTTAATGAATTTCAAAGCGAAAATTTTTATATTTTCTATTTTTTCTATTTTTTCTAAATTTTCCAATATATAAATATAAGTTTCAGCTTCGTTTTTATTATTGTACTTCAATATCATTTTTTTTGTTATCGAAATCAATTCAAAATACAATTCATTAAATTTTGCATCTAATTGTTTTTTATTTATTCTCATTATACCACGATAAAAACATTTTAAACCATATACGACGTTCAACAATTGTACATAAACAATTTTCTTTCACGTCTTTATTATATTTTAAATATATCTTTTGAAATATTACTAAATGTAATTTATCAATATTTTCGTAACTATCGTAAACCTTTAAAATACTTTCTATTCTTTCTATTTCTTTAAATTCCATATTTGAAAATCCTTTTAAAAAAGTCAACAATAAACGCACCTATTGCAGCATAAAATAAAACATTCGGCACTATATCAAAATTAAAAATAAATACTATTAATAAACTCCAAAACGTTAAACATTTCCAACAACTTAAAACCCCGTAAAATACAGTATTAAAAAAACCTATTTTTTCCGCTAACCTTTCAAAAATTAACTGTAACGGCTCTAGACTAACTATTAACCAGCTTATAATAATATATTTAACAATAATCATTTTTTCTTTTTTTTGTCAAATATAAACATATTATTGTACTATCATTAAAAACGTCTAAAAAAATAATAAAAAAAGGGGTTACCCCCTCTTTATTTAATTAATACAAATGCTGAATTTATTATATAATGTTTATTGTCTCCCTGTATAGAAAAAACAGGTATACCGTGTAATATAAAAGCCTTTTTTGAAACAATTTCTTTTTTAAAATTTTCAGTTATATTTTTTCTGTATACTATTTCGCTCCCAACATCAAAAGTATTATTAAAATTTCTTACCGTTTCCGTTGGGGTTTTTCCGAATCCTTTTTTTATCTTTTCTTCTCTCCAATTTACAAAAACCTCTAAAGTTGTTTCTATACTATTAAAAACGTCTCTATTGTTTTTATTCTCTTCTAAAAATGTTTTTGCATCTATTTTCATTTTTTTTTATTTTCTTGTTAATCAAACGATAACTATATTCTTTATTTTGCAATTAACCGATATTTTATAGCGCCTATAAGATAGTTAGCAGTAATTATTTAGAAACCGAAAACGGAAGCCAAATTTTTGCTAATTTGTCTAAATGAGGTTGAAGTAACTTTTGTATATTTTCAAAATCACTTTCAGAAACACTTTCAATAAAATGCGGTGCGTAAATTCCTTTTCTTTGATGAATAATAAAAATTTCCATATAAAGATTTTCGTCATCATCTTTTTTAATATCCCATCTATAAATTAAATTCATATCAATATCTGCATCTTGATATTCATCATAAAAATCTTGAAACGTATTCCATTTTTGCCCTGCATCGTTTGAATAATAATTGCTATCTGATGCGTAATAATCGTGGTCTAATAATAAGTCGTTAAATTTCATATTTTGAGTTATTATAACTACTGCTAACAACGGTTATACAATAGTTGGGTTAATTGTTTAATTTAAAGTCTGTTTTGTACTTTTAAAATCTGTGATTAATCGAAAGTTAAGGAGTACTAACCCCAACCATCGTATAGCCGTCAAACGTTATATGCCATTTGACAAGCGAAACCGTTCTAACTTATCTTTAACATATTTAACTCTCGATTCTGCTTGTTTCAATTCAAAATCAAGTTTACTTTGTTTCCATTCAATCGCTTCTTTTAAAGTGTTGAACCAACAATAATCTTTTGTATTTAATAATTCTCTACTTTCATCTCCATTTGAATCTTTAAACCAAATTGATTTATCAGATAACTTAATTATAATATACTCTTCTATATTATCTTTCCAATAAGATGATCTATACATTTTAATCATAATAACAACTATTTAATTTTTAATAATTTAACTTTAATTTCCGAATCCTAATCAAATAAAAAACGTCATATAACAGTGGTTACAATCAAACGGGCGACAAGTACTGTGTGGATAGCCCGTCTGCTCGTAGCCACAAAACGTTATACGAAATTAAAACGGCAAGTCGTCTTCATTTGGTATTTCGTCCTCTTGTATTTCTACTTTTGGCGTTTCTTGTACTCTTCCGCGTTTATAGTTTCCTATATAAATGTTCGGCTCTTCTTTTGAAGTTTTTGCCTGTATGCTTCCAATATTATTATATTGGTCCTGTTCCTCAAACTCAAACAACGAAACATCAATATAAAGTTTTCCATTTTTCCCTCTTTGTATGCTAGGGTGTTGCTGCTTTGCTAAATTGTTTAAATCCGTTAAACAAATTGAACCGTAAAAATTTTTAACTGCCATTTTTTTTTATTTTAAATCGTAAATATTTAATATATAACCCGCGTACTTTTCTTTAAAATCCCACAAATTAATTTCTCTTATCTCTCTTTCTATATATT